ACGAAGTAACTACTATTCTTAGAACAGGCGATAATATTACTCAGCTGTTTGATAACTCTGATAAGTCATCGACAAACACAACCAATGTCGCGGCTAATGTTGGTGGCGCAATGCCACAGCCAAACGGTTAAATAAAAAAGGGACCCCGAAGGATCCCATAAAACGGCCAGGAATGGATGTCACCAAACGTGGATTGTTTTAATTTATTGTTTTAGATAAGCAAGTACTTTTTCAGGGGTAGATTCACCGTATGGATCTGTTTGGCAATCATCTTCAAATCCAGGCTCAACAAACATCTTTTCAACAACACCGTCTTCTACGACAGCAGCATATCTCCAAGATCTTTTACCGAAACCAAGATTATCCTTTGCGACTAACATTTCCATGCCTGCAGTGAATTCACAAGATCCATCAGGAATGAATTTAACATTCTTAACTCTAAGATCTTCTGCCCAAGCATTCATTACAAATGTATCATTACAGCTTACACAATATACTTCGTCAACACCTGCTTCTACGATTTGGTCGTATAAGACATCAAATCCTGGGACTTGATTTGTTGAACACGTTGGTGTAAACGCCCCTGGCAGTGAGAACATTACAACTCTTTTACTACCGAAATAATCAGCAGTTGTTGGATGTTGCCATTCAAACTCGCCTGAGTCTACATTTCTACTTCTTACTTTAAAAGTTACATTAGGTACTTGTTTCATAATATAGTTTCCTTATCAGATGGGTGGCTTGCGCCACCCAGATTAATATAGATTAACCCTTTAAGAATTCTTTCTTTGCGTTAATCTTAATTTTACGTGCTTTCTTTGCCTCAGGAATAATTCTTTCCAATGAGACAGTTAAAAGACCGTTTGTGAAGCTAGCGTCAATTACTTCAATGTCGTCTGCAAGAGTAAAACTTCTTGTAAACTTCTTGAAGGAAATACCGCGGTGAACATAATCACCACCGCCATTGAAGTAGTCACCTGCTTCATCCCATGTGGAACGAATGGTTAATACATCTTCTTTTACTTCGATTTCTACATCATTAATATCAAGACCTGCTAAAGCAAGATCAATAAAGAACTGTTCGCCTTTTGTGGTTCTGATATTATAAGGCGGGAAGCCTTGTGATTGATGTACTTGGGGGAACTCTACCAATCTGTCAAAGACTCTATCAAAGCCTACGGCAAAAGGGTGAAGTTGATTTATATTTAATCCAGTCATGTTATTCTCCTATTAAGCAAGATTAATTATTATCTGATGGTAATACCCATCGGTTAGTTGTAAAGCCCTTACGGCACCCTACAAATCTATTTATAACGAAAAAATGGACATCCTTGTCTAATGTCAGCTTATTCCGATTCGTTTTGCTTTGGTGTTGCCTTATCAACTGCATCACTAGCTGTATCTAAGATATACACTGTAGTATCTGATACGTCTTTAATGACACCGCCAACAATGCCTGTAGCTCCGTCAACAATATTTCCGACTGAACTACAACCCATCGCAAAGAAAGCTGCCATGATTACTAAGTACTTCATGGTCCACCTCTTCGTATGTATATTAATAAATTTTAATATACGAATCTATTTATACTTTATTTACCAGTTGAACCAATTCCACCTTTACGGTCTGTCTTAATTCCTGGCTTCTTTTTAACTTCTTTAATTTCTTGTTGTGTAACAGATGCCAATCTACATTGTGCTAATCTGTCGCCGTCGTGAACATGTACGACGGTATCTGAGCAGTTGTGTACAATAATATGCGTTTCGTCGACATAATCAGAATCAATTATACCAACACTGTTAACTAATGTAAGACCGAGTTTTGTTGCTACACTTGAACGAATAAACATTTCCATTACATGATTAATTGGAATGTCGAATATAAGTCCTGTAGGAATAAGTACTCTTGTACCTGGTGTGATGGCTAAACCATTCTTACCAACAGGTATCTCTACTTCTTTATTAAATGGGGTGTATGACCGAACGCGCTCACCTGTAGTAAAGCAAGCCTTAATGTCAAAGCATGCTGAACCTAACGTAGCGTATTCGGGTATTTGAGCGTTATCACGCGTTTTGTAAACTTTCATAGTATATGTTCCTATTTGTTATATTATATAACATTCATGTGGAAATGTCAATAGTTTATTTTTTACCAATATTATATTTGACTGTCAGTTCCCAATCGTTCTTTTCTTTAAATGAAATGATCTTTATTTGATTGAGAGAAGCAACTGGATCCGCTGTCTTGCTTGGATCTAATATTTTAACAAGTTCCCATTCTTCTAATAAATTCACAATCGTATTACGACGTGATATATCTTCTTCTGTTAACGTGTTATGCTTCCCATCTAAAATAAACAATTCTTTAAAGTGCAGTATCGAGTACCTACCTTGTTTGTGTAGGATATGACAAGACTGATATAACTTTTTTTCTTTGCGGCTTGAAATGCCAATTCGAGTCAATGTTTCTTTTACCTTAAGGAAAGAATCCTGTGTGGGTAATTCAACTTCGACACCGACTCCTTTGAAAATATCCGTGTCCATGATTTATATTCACCTGTTAATTATTATAGTTAGTGGCAATGGTATTACACCATATAAGATTATTTATAATAATCATAACTCAGCCACCTTCATTAACTTTCTCATGGATAGTTTCAAGCTGTTCTTTGTTCAATACCTTAAGATATTGTTTGGCAACAGTTCGGTTACATTGATATACTTCTTGGATTACGTCGAGGTCATTGTTCTTATCAGCCTTTGGCCATTTTGAGAATCTCTTACGCTTACGAAGAACAGAACGATAATAATCAAACTGTGCACCATCAAATAAATGATGACGCATATTCATTTCGTTTGCATGTAATATGGTATCCTCAAAATTAGTAAAGCCACGGTTCACTACATAAGGCGTATACATCTTTTCGGTGTGTTCAGGTATATCGCTATTGCGAATGAGATCTTCCTTAGAAAAGGACGCAGCGTTCATAAAATCAAAGGGTGTCAAATCTTTCATCAATCAGCTCCTCATATTCTTTTACCATAACGTTAAATTTTGAACCACACTCATCACAAAGAATAAGTTTAGTCTTGCCTTCGTCAGTATTCATTTCAACTGTAAACGATTTCTTTTTGGATGTCTTGGTACCACAATTAAAACACTCAAGTCTTCCAATCATTACGTGTACTCACATTCAATCATAACTTCAGTTAAGAACGCAACCATATTAATTTCTTGGTCAGCAACCAATCCTGACTTGTACATATAATCAGCAAGAGTGACAATAAAGCCTGCTTGTGATTGTAGTGTTACTTTATCAGAACACCCATCATAGATACGTCGAAACATTTCATTCATATCTTGGTCTGAATTCTTGGCAACCCATTTACGCATATCAGTAAATTGTTTGGATTTGAGTAAACGAAATACATCATCAATAGATTCTTGTTTTAAATTAACAAAGATACCTTCATCAATTTTACCAGAAGCAGCATACGATTGTAATTCAGTTAATACACGACGGAAATCAGGAAAGTGTTTCTCAATTACTTTAGCAACAACTTTAGGATCGTATTGAACTTCTTCTTGGTCAAGTATTGCCTTAACACGCTTAAAAAATTCCATTGCCATTTGTGGACGGTCAGCAGTATCAATAGTAAAGTCTACTTCTGATAATCTTGAACGTAATGGACTGATAATACGATTCTTGAAATTACAAGTAAAGATAAAGCCACAGTTTGAACTATACTCTTCAATAAAGTTACGTAGTGCTGGTTGGACATTAGCTGCGTTCAAATAATCTGCTTCATCAAAGATTACATACTTACGACCTGTACCTGTTAGAGATACTGCGGAAGCAAATGTTGAGATGTCGTATCGGAGGGTATCTATATTAACATTAAGAGAACCGTTCTTTACGATATAATCGCAACCTAGTTCTTCAAGCATTGCCTTTGCGATAGTAGTCTTACCTACACCGGGACCGCCTGTTAATAATAGATTTGGAACACTGCCGTC